CTCCCAATCTGTTCATCTTTGCCGCGGCCGTGCTGATAATGCCATTACCTATTCTCTTGCCGCCGCCCAACGCGAGCTTGATTTTCTTTCCATCTCCAAAGTGGGTTTTAATCTATGGATTGTTCCCCGTGGTCCTCTACCCTCACAGTCCATCGTACATCATTTGGGCGAGCTTTTGTTTAGCTCACGCACTATGCCTCCCCCTGATTCTCCAGTATATGAGGCGTTAAAAAGAAAAGAACAAAAATACCTCGAGACACTCGAATTGCCGCCTAAAAAGCGTCATTTTGAGCCTCAATCCCGTCGCACTTCCGACTTTTACATACCCATCGAGTCGCAAGAGTCTTTTCTTGCCTCTCTCCCACCATATCAACTCCCTCCTGTCCTTACTCCAGAATTACTCTCTGAGTGGTTCGATGTCGTTGACGACTTTTCTGTATATCACCCTTCTGTTCCTGTTCCTTTTCCTGAGTCTCATCAATTGAGCTTGTACGCTTCCAAATACATGCCCGTTCGTGACCCCACTACAGGGAAACATGTTGGTGTCCGTGGGTACATTCCCAACGGAAACTACACTCCTCAATCCCGTCGTTCCACCTATTTCGATATCCTTCCGATCTCGACTCCAATTCCCGACCCCGCCCAATTGAGTGAGGACTCCTCAACGTCCTTCCTCCTTGTTAATCCTGAGACTGGCAAAATTGTTGGTGATCGTGTATATAATCCTACTAGCATCTTTCCTGATGCGCGATTCCACCCTCAACTTGTCTTGTATCCTGAGCAACGCTTTCGATTCCGTCATTTCCATCCACAATCCAAGCGTTCTGCCGACATGGAGCTTCTTCCTGAAATTGAACCTATTACCGAAGAAGAAAAACAAAAACACAAAAACATCTTCAACAAAGACAATCGTCAATGTTATACATACACCATGCTTTACAGGTATTACCTGACTGCTCCTGTACAATACCAAGATCCCAACATTGTCCAACTTCTTCAAACTCTTGCTCAAGAGTCTCCCCACGAAGCCTTTGAGTATGATATGGATTTGTTTGAAAAGACTTATCCGTTTCTTGAGCTTGATCCTAAGGGCAAGTTCCCTGGCCTTATTCCCCCTTTCCCAACTGCTCTGTTAGTCAAGCCCGGGGATTGCATCACACATTACCATTGGGCCTTCAAGGGTTATCTCGAGCTTCTCCGCCAAATCGAAATGTATCGAAAGCTCCAACATGACCCTATCCAAATCCCTCCACGCCCTGCCAATCAGGGCTTCGAGAATATTGCAACCAGCGTGCCTTTTGTACAAGCTGCTCGCAATGTAGCTCGCAATGTTTGGGAAACTGCCCGTTCCCGCATTGCCGCCGTTATGGATCTCCCGCAAAACAGCGAGGAGGTCATGAAGGCTACCACTCGATTCTTTGACGAGTATACCAAGCTCGTCCAAGAGGGCACCCCTGAGCTCAAAGCTTTTGAACAAGCCATTCTCGTTGCCGTTGGCAAATGGAACGATATGGCTGACAATATCGGCTCGGCCGCACAAGATGCTGGCCAAGCTGCCCAAGCTGCCAAGGGCACTTTCGATCGCCTCAACAATGGTATCGACGCCCTTCACACAATGCTCAAAACTGCCGCCCAATCTGTCACTGACGCCTTCGCCTGGCTTCAAGCAAACTTCGACCTCGCCATGAATGTCTTCTGTTTCGTCTATGTTTGCTGGTATCGTCTGGCTGAGCTCGTTTTCAAGCGAGAGATGACTACCGTTGAGCGAGGTATTTTTCTGGCTTCTTGCCTGAAACTTGGCTTCGCCGCCGCTGATTTCGTCATTCGCGATAACAACCGACCTCAATTCGGTGAGAAAACCAACGTGGGTGGCGGCGCTCTCTCTTTCGCCGTCATGCTCTCCACAATGCTATTCTCTCGTACCCCCGACTTCCGAAAACTCGACAAGTTCTCAAAGCTCTTAGCGGATCTTCCCAAACTCGCTGAGGGCGCTGCTTGGACTTTCGACAAAGCCGTTGAACATATCCCCAAGTTTGTCAACGCTCTTTGTGAATCCATCGGAATGCCAACATTCTTCACCGAACCTACTCTCCACCCTGAGATAGTCGACTGGGCTAAAGCTGTTGCCTCTTATGAGGAACAGTTTGTCCGAGGTGTTTTGCCTCGTGACATCGTCACCCGCAATCATGTGACTGCCCTTGTTGTTCGTGGTCGTAATTACCTTATGTCCCCAAAACGCGAACAACTTGGCCCTGTCGTCTGCGCTCATGTCGAGAAGCTCCAACAACTTGCTTTCAAGATGGCTGTCACTATCAACGCCAATACCGCCAATGCCAATCTCCGCCCTGTACCCGTCTTCGTGTTCATCCACGGATCTTCGCACGTGGGAAAGAGCTTTAGTGCCTACCCTCTCATGCAAGATGTCCTTACCTATCCTGGCATCTGTGACCCTGTTCTTCTTCAAGCGATCCTCTCCAACATCGCTCATGGTGTTTACTGTCTCACTCCTGAAACAGTTTACCGCGAGGGTTGGTGTGGTCAACTCATCACGTACATCGATGATTTCGGCCAATTCAACACTGACCGCCACCCCTCCCCGGATGACGAATGGATGTTCATCATTCGTGCCGCTTGTAATTTCGCCTATGAACTGCACACTGCAGCCATCGAGCGAAAGGGCAACACCATGTTCACTTCTGAGTTCATCCTCGCCACTACTAATCTCAACAAGGTCACCAGCAATTCCCTCAAGTGCATCGAGGCCTTCCATAACCGTATCACCCTCCCCCTCCGTGGTATCCCTGCCCGCGATTTCCGCATCGCTGGCTGGGAGAACCTTCCCGTTGAGGAGTGGGTCTTCGATAAGGAAAAGACCAAGCACTTTGGCGCTGTATATGAACCCAATGCCACCGTGTTCCTCATCGAGAAGATCGACCCCAAGACTGGCACCATCCTCCCCGGTGACGGGCGCGAGTACACTCAGCGCCAGATCAGCATCATGATCGCAGAAATGATGTTAGATAAACGTCGCCAATTCAATTCCCTCTCCCAGAATATGCACGATCGCATGTCCTTCAATGTCGACGTCTCCGAGCACATCGTCTCAGGCTCGTTCTGGGAGGCTGAAGCCGACCCTCTTGGCTATCTCAAGTTCTTTGAACGACCAGACGTGAAGCAACTCCTCAAGTCGCTCGAGCCCTGGTGGCTTGATTTTTGCCATGACCACAACTTCGCCCCTGACATTCCTGCCCTGTTCAACCCCCAAGACGTGGAACTTCTCAACGCAACCCAAGAACTCGGACGAGTTGCTTGGCAACAGTTGCTAAAGAGTCGTGCTCTCGTTATGTACACTCCCGCTCCAGCCAACACTGAGCTCACTGCTCCACAATCGTACGCGGGCATTCGCACAGTTGTCAATCGAACCCTTAAGTGGGCCTCTGAGCACAAACTTCTTCTCTTTGCTATTGGCGCGCTCCCTATTGCCGCCGTCGCTATTCGAGCTCTTTGGAAAGTCCTTTTCCCTGAGGTCGGCTTTCGTCCTCAAGCTAGTGGTGATTCCAGCCACGAAGCTAAAACTCGAAAAGAGAAGAAACCTCGCAAACGCTTCCAAGATCCAAAACGATACACACAACAAAGCGGGCGCGACCAAAGTTGTTTTGACATCTCTCAATCCGTTCTCGAACACAATCTTCTTGTTGTCGCCGATGCCAAGAAACGGCCACTTTTCCACATGTTAGCGCTTCAAGACATGATTTTCCTTATGAACCATCATTCTTATACCATGTTGGATGACCTTTCCAAGGAAACTCCAACTTTTGGTTGCTACATGTGGAAGCTGGGCGAGCCTCAAACCGCCTGGGTCCTTCGCCGTGACCACATCATCGTTCCTTACAAGGAAATCGGCCCCGACCTCATTCTAGTCGATCTCTCTCCCACACGCGACAAGTCCTGGAAGTGGCAGTTGTGGCCCAATATCGTTCGCCACTTTTTCAGCCACGAGTTCTTCGATCGCATGGTTGACACCGACCATCCCATTGACATCCTCTATCGAACCTCCTGCGGCAAATCTTCCGTAGTCGAGAAGGTTCCAGCTCGCATCGAGACCTCCTATCTTGACCTAGATAGTGGGGATACGATCGAGTTTGAGGAATCTGTCACCTACGACCTTCCAACGAAGGATGGCGACTGTGGGATACCAATCTTCCTACATCAAGACAACACACAAGGCCAAAAGATACTCGGTTTACACACCGGTGGATATCTTGGAAAGTCGGGGTTCTCGTCCCTTATTTTCCAAGAGGATCTGATACCCCATTTGCCCAAATTTGAAGCCGGTAAAAGCCCAGTTGATGTCAAAATTCACAAAGCTCAGGCACGTGCTACTCTTGATCTCCAAATCGCCACCATCCCTGTGTTCGACCTTGCCGAGAGCGTTTATTTCACCCGCAAAACCGCCCTCCGCCCAACCAAAGTTCAACAAGTTTGGACCCCGAAGCGATTTCCTGCCGATCTCGTGGGGGACGAGTTTCACGATCCCTATGACAAGATGATAGACAAACTCATCAAGGTCAAACCCCTACCCGATTTCACACTCTACGAAGCCGCGTGCGCTAGTTTCTTTTCAGACATATTCAACGCGAACGCAACAGCCTACGTCCCAGTCCAACCCCGTATCCTCACCGATGAGGAGGCGGTTTTCGGTCTGAACAATGGCCTCTTCCACGCGCTACCCACCAAGACTTACCCTGGGTATAGCCTCGCCCATATCCGTATTCCTGGTTTCACAGGTCGTGAACCATGGCTCGGAAAGCGTGTTGAAGGTCAACCCCTCGAATTTGGACCCCTTTGGTCCGAATATCTCCCAACCATACGCCACTACGAGGCGCTCCTTGCCCAAGGCACCGTCCCTGAACGTATCTCCACCGATTTCATGAAAGACGAACAGCGCGACCTCGATCCCATCACCAACAAGCCCAAGTTGGTCCGACCGATTATGGCTGACGAGTTGTGGACCAACGTCCTCGATCGCAAGTACTTTGGCGCCTACGAGTGCGCCGTTGTCAACGGGCGCGTCCGCTCCCCTGTTACCATTGGGATCAACCCGAATGGCCTTGAATGGAACTCTCTCGCGCGCCACCACAATCCACA